CACCAGCCACGACCAGCAAACTTCCAACAGGAAAGACGGCCAAGTTCTCAGTTCGGTCGATGGAGATAGGAACGCAAACAGTCGAAGCCGAGGAATGGACATTCGACGATACATGGTGGAGTGGCTCTCGAATCTCATGGTGGTTCCCCGAATCCGGACAGCGAGCGATACCAATCACCTACGGTTCCTATCCGGAGAATCGGTGCAGTCATGCAACGCTCCCCAAATCTCTGCCCCATCTGATGTCCGACCTCACACACGACGGTGGCTACCCGCTACAGATTCCATACGGGAGAATCGCTGACAACCCCAACACGGGAACAGCGAGCAGTCGAGTCAGCCTCGACCCATGGGTTGCTGACGATATTAACTTCTTCCGACTGACGAGATTCATTCCGACGACAATCGGATTTGCCGATTTCGCTTCCGGGCCGAGCCCACATCAAGAGTTAGGCTACGCAGGTTGGTGCTGGCCGACCGGCCTATTCGACCCGATACCCTACACAGATTCGAACTTCTTCACAGAAGGCGGGTCAAACTCGATTTTCCAAAATTTATTCCCACTCAAAGAGACCGGACTTTCGGCCAACAAGGTCCTGTGCGGACCGGGCGGAGGATTCTCACATTACGGCCCGTTGCATTACGGGCTGTCAGAGATGTTCCACCCATACAAGACCGACAGGGTTTGGACACAGGTCCACGGCGGAGTCGGCTACGATTTGCCACTTCATCTTCTGATACCCCCGGCTGTTCATGTGAGAGCGAAGTCCGGTGGCTCGTCATCACTCGATTTGGAAATGGAATTGCCATTCCATCGAACGGACACATTGGATTCCAAAGGAGCGTCTCTGTTCAACGCCGGGTTCGACTTAGGTCCGGAGGAACTACCGGGTCAAACTCGACCTCTCCTTGGGAACTACACTCTCGATACTCGCCTTTTCGCCGGACCGATTTCGAACTCGGGCACATCGCTGACCGGCGGTTATGATTCTGACTTCATGCGGGTTCACGGCCCGACCATTTCCGGCACAGGACTGAGTGCGTTTTGGGCTGACCATCCCACCGACAGATTCCACGCCGCCGCCATGCCTATCATGCCCGATAACACCTATGACCACGGGAATGTTGAATCCAACAATTATCCACCAATTCTTCTGAGTCGAACTTCGGAATACAATCGTCTCGATGCACTCGCTCTCGGTGAGCAGTTATTGTCATCGACAGAAGTGTCAATTCCGCAAGGCAGTCGTCCGTTTTGGGATTCGGGCTCCATTGTGTCCGGTCGTGGTGTAGGCCGTTCGAACGGAACGCCCGGTGATGTGACACACCGAGCATTATCTCTGTCTGAAATGGCTGGCGACAATGTGAACACGGTTGCTGATGCAGTAGCAGTTCCAACCGTAGGAGCCAAACCCGAGACCGATGTTGGATTGGGGAAGGGCCAGCGAGTGTTGAGAACACCCGACGGCACTTTGCATAACTTCGTCATCGAGCGCTCAGTCGTCTCAGCGAACTTCGCAACCGTTCCTCCCGCATGGATTCACTACAAGAAGCCTATCGACTCCGATTTGTTTTGGAATAGCAAGGCCGTCAAGGACGACACGAGTTCGACTTACGATGGCAAGGATGAGGTCGGCCCGAATCTCGAATCTCTATGTGGAACCAACAACCTCGGTAGGTTGCTCGGCGCATCATTCGCCTCGGATTCGCAGGGAACGATTCACGCAGTCGTCGAAGTCATGGTGAATCAGAGTAATACCAGCACATATTCAGAACGAGCCCACCGGCTTTACTACACATACGCAAAGAGGTCGGTCGTGGCTTCAAGCCCGTCCCCTGTCTATGATTGGGATTGGTCAGCACACACGCCTCAGTTAATCAACACCGGAGCGACCACAGGGACGAATGGAGAGGCCGCTGGGAGCGCCAATGACCTCAGACTACCCAGCCTCGCTTGCGATGGCTCAGACCGCTTGCATTTGGCCTTCCAGCAGGTCTTCAAGAACTCCGTCGGTGGTGGGAACTTACCGGATTACACGGCGATTTGGTTTATGAATAAATTAGCCGACGAAGATGAGTTCCCGACATGGACTCTCGATACGAGCCCAAGCGCTCCCGCAACATCTGACGAACGCATCCAATTGGTCTCGTCAATAATGACAGTCGCCGAGAGAAGTGACGCAACGGTAAATCAAGCATCGAGTTCCAGCCATAAGGTCGAACTCTGCGACCATCCCAAAGTTTTGCTCCGTGGAGACAACATTCCAATCGTCAGTTATCGAGCAAGAAGTCCGAACTTCACGACATCTTCTCGAAGAGGTGGGGCTATCTATCTCAATAGGGGCAAGGAAGGAACCGGACCAAATCTTCCTACACAGGGCGTTGGGTCGATTGGCCGAATCAAGTTCGTCACCGATGATGCAATTCACACTCTCGGTTTTGCGCCGACCGATGACAAGAACTCCACACCAGCCACCAGCATTCTCCACTATGATGCAATTATAGATGAATACAACCAAATGTTCACGATTGGGTCATACGCAACAGGTGGCTCATACAAAGACACCGTCTTCGTTCAGATGTGGGACACGATGGGAGAAATAGACGCTCAGTATTCCGCTGGGCGTGGGCTGGGAATAACGAGAACTCTCTTCGCTCAAAACAACGCCAACAAGCGAACTAACATAGCGAATGTGACAGCCACTACCAACGGCGAGGGACAGATTCACATCGTCATGGGATTCACCTTGACAGGGAATGCAATTGTCACAGGCAACACAGACCGTGACACCGAGTCCCGAATTGAGCCGATGCAATCACCGGCGACTCCGGTCTCACCACTTGACGCCGCAACAGGCGGAGATGGCACAGCCTATTCCGGCGGATATGATGAGCCGACTTCGTCAAACCGTGGCTGGAATTATGGAGGAACATACATGATTTCAGAACTGTCAGATTGGGACGCCAAGAATCACCACTTACTCGAAGTTTGGATGCCGAGTTTCGAGTGGAGCCAAGGGGCGTCGGATGACAATTGGGTTATTCGCTCCGTGAATATGCGCTGGCTCTCCGTCCCATCTATGCAATACGACGCATCAGAAGGATGGACACCCAGCGGTGAGGCGCAGGGCATAACAGGAAGCGAACAGTTCCCACACGAAGGACCTCAATTGAGATACCAAAGATTCCACGGATTCAACGCCGGGTCACTCGACCTCACATGGCTCACGAACGAGCAGGCGTGGAGAACCGGACCGCTACCTCAAACTCGACTCTATCTCCCGGGTGGTGGACTATTCTATTCCGCCCCAGCGATTCTCGGTGACGCCTCGGGAGACCAAGGTGTGACAGACTTAGTTCCGGGGTATTCCCCGTGACGACTGTTGATGACGAAGATTGGCCCCGATGGTTAGTGTGGCTAATGCGTCGTATTGGAATGTTAATTTAGAACAGAGGCCGGAGCGCAAGCGCCATCCATGTCCTCTCAAAAGCCGGTGGCTTTGTGGAGGCTCGTCCGGGTCGTGTCTATTCGACCTCTGCTCTATACTGACCGAGTAGCCTTCACCTTATTAAGATACCGGTTCATTGAGATATACAAAACATTGATAAGGGGACACCCACTCGCTCGGTATAGGAGGAACAAGCAGAGGAATACAATCCCCAAACGGAAGCGGGAATGAACCTAAGCGTGACAAAATCGGCTGAGTTAGAAGGTTGCCGACTACTGCGAATTCCATTTACTACCCCACCATAAAAACAACAGAACCAGCCCGAGAAACCGCCTTTCAAGCACGAGACAGAACCGTCACCGCAGGGGTCTTGGAATCGGGCTGGTTCGCCTTACAATTCACAGGGCATATTTGGGATAAAGGAACAAGACAGAAATGAGAGAGGCGGACTCATAAACAGCAGATTTCTGTCCCTTTTGAAATTATATGCCCGACACCTTTCATAAAGGTGGTGCGTGAGCGTTATCTATGGTTGGAAGCACTTCCGGCAAGTGGTCGAAGTATGACGCCGGTGGAAATGATTTCCTAAGAGCGGCGAGAATAGAAATTCTTAGCAAGAAAAACTCGAATGCTTTTTGGAAAGGCGAGGGATGGAATACAGCGCCAAAGCGTCCTCGCAATATCGCACTTCCCTACCAATGGCTCTTCACTCAAGAAGAGGTCCTCGGCTTCCCGAGCAAACTCGCACCAAAGAAAGGAACCTGTAAAACGACTCTTACTGTTCTCGACTACGGTTGCGGTCGTGGTCAAGATGCCATGAGATTCGGCTTTGAGAAGTATGACCCAAATTGGTTCCCGGACTCGCCGTGGGACCCGGTGCGTGTCGAAGGAAAATACGACTTCATCTTCTGTATCTATGTCCTCGATGTCGTGAAAAAAAGAGAAGACCGGGATGAAATCGTCAATGACATACGCAGGTTGCTCAAGCCCGGAGGTCAAGCATACATTGTTAATCGGTGCGACCATTATGCGTCCATGCAAGACGGGACTGCTCGGAGAAAGACAGTCGATTCATCGTGGGATATGGTTCGTGTCGAACCTGCTCGTGAATACGACTGCGCTGAGATATACAGGAACTACTTCTTTCAAGTGTGGGTGACAGGCAAAGAAGGCGCTGTCGTTCCCGGCAAAGCAACAGAACTTCCGACTTCATGGGTGGACCCTCATTATGATGCGACCATTGGAGACGAGGAAGAATGAACATATTTGCCACGGATGATTGCCCTACAGCAAGCGCCATCAATCTCTGTGACGCTCATCTGAGAAAGATGCTAATCGAGACCGGCCAAATCATGCGTGCTGTGCTTGACAGACATGGCGTGGATGAGAAACTCGTTCCCCTCACATCGAAGGGAACTCGATGGCGTGTCACTCACAAAAACCATCCTTCGACTATTTGGGCTGGCGACGATTATCAGAACTACGGTTGGGTCGCTACTCATGCGCTCGCCATGATTGCCGAATACAAACGGAGATTCGGAAAGGTTCACGCCTGTTCGCAGGCTCTCTTCGACATGGCGCAACCGAGCGTGTGGATGAGGCTACTCCCGAACGACCCATCTCGCAGGGGACTCGACAATCTCCCGATGGCTATGCCGGACGAATACAAAACTGATGACCCGGTCGAAGCATACAGAGCATACTACATTTCGAAGCAATATACCATGGGAGTCGCTATGAAATGGACTAATTGTGACCCGCCGGTATGGTTCATCCGTGATAAACCGCCAACGACCGGTATTATTGCATGAGCCGTGCGCTTGAGCGTTTTCACCGTATAGTTCGGGAGAGAGACCCGAAGGTAATCGAAGCGCCTCATGTCGCTGAGGTTTGGTTCGAAGATGGTGTGGACCCACGGCGTCCAGCCACCGCTTCCGCTCGATACTTCTCGAGACGCTGGGCTGAAATGCAAATTAACAAAATCAAGAATGACACAGGCGTCGTGTTGGAGGCGGCAGTCGCTTACTCTCACAACGCACAGAAGGAGGTCATGGAGAGGCCAATGCACTACCCGTCTCATTACGGACTCGGGCTCATCCCATCCGAGAATACTGTTGGTGGGTATGCGAAGGATAAGTTCGCCACATTTTGCTACACGGCTCTGAATGTGCCGAGGCCATTCGACCCATCTCTGCACGGCTCAATCAATGGGAATGCTGGGTTGGGCTACATGGGTTTGACGCAGTCTCAATGGCCGGATGAATACGACCTAACCACGAAGAGAGGGGGAGGACCTCGTGGTGGATTCTCATTCACGACCGGCCCTACCGAGGGGAACTATCCGACAGGAATCCTACCTCAACCGACCTTCAACCTCGGGCGACTCGGATATTCGAATGGAGGGTGGAACCCCGAAGGTCTCCAATGGACCAACAGGCCAAAGCGTGTCAAACTCGTCGGGCTTCGCAACAACGCCGTTCATCGTGTAATGTTCGCAAGGTCCCGCCGTGTCATGTTCAGAAATCTGTATGGCCCGGTCAGCGAGGACGAGGCGACGCCGAAGGCTCCGACTGTCGTGGTAAATGGAACCCGGAATCTGAATGGAGTTTTGTCAGTTCGATGTAAAAGGAAATTCAACGCTCCATCACAGGTGACTATCGAGGTCAATAGCATAGCCGGAAGGAGGTCAGGATTTCTGAAACTCGGTGACACCGTGCAGGTTTTCGCCGCTCCCCGAATGTGGTCAAATCCGCCACTCGTCTTCACCGGATTTGTCAGCGATGTGGAAGAATCTTCCAACAAACTGACGGTTATCGCTCTCGATACCCTCGGTTATTTGACAAAGGAAGTTCTCACATCCGAACTTTCGTTCCGTGAGACAGATGCCGGAGCGGTCATCCGAGATATTATCGGGGCTTCCGCATACGGACCGCCGATTGGAAAAATCTCAACACAAACGAGAATCATCCTCCCCGAGACTGTCAAACTCAAAGGCAAGACGAGGCTACAAGCGGTTCAGACAATACTCGACATCGTGAATAACACACCCAACGATGTCGTCCTCAGAACAGAGGCAAACGGATTCATCAATCTCATTCGACTGCGAGAGATAGACGATACGGACTTCGTTCCATTCGTCGCAGGTCGTTTGCCACGGACCTCAGTTCCACAGGACATATACCCGACGGAAATCACAAGGGACGAGGGCGAGATAGACTTCGTGAATAAGGTCACAATCACAAACAGCGACCTCGGTATCAGCGTGACTGAACCAGCCGTGGAACCACAGAGGCCGAACCACATTCAGATTGAAGAGAAGAGCGCCGGTGACGAGAACACCGCACGGTTCTTCGCCAAACAATATCTGAATCAACAAGGTCGGTCGAGTTCGAGATGGACGGTCAAGTGCCTACCCGAAAGGTTGGACATCATGCCCGGTGACATCATCGAGTTTGCTTCGAAAGATGGTGGTCTTGCTGGCCGTCAAAGGGTGTTTGATGTGACATGGAATTACGGGGTAAATGGAGTTCAAATGTCACTTTCAGTCGGAAGACAATCCGCAGATTTGGTCTCGACTCTCAGATATGCGTCGAATGTCAGTCAATAATCCGAATAATTAGGTTCCCCCCTAAAGGGGGGGAACCTACCCTAAAGAATCGAACTGACTAACCCCCTAAGACACACACAGTATGTTCAGACTGTATGTATGTGAGATTAGTAGTCAATCCATTTAATTAGGTGGGGATAGAGGGAAGTTTGCCGCTGAATAATGAGGCCGAGAAACTCCCAAAGTCCAACGATGGGGGAGGCGGACTCACGGGTCGGCGGCAGGGGTCTTCACTCCCCTTGGTATTAACCCGCATATCATCCTCCCCCATCGTTGGCAAGCACTTCATAATGGTGGGGATTGACCAAGGGTTGTGTCGGTAGTCCGCATCAACATTCCATCTAAGTCCACTCTCCCCGATATGTGGGAAGAAGTCAGACCGGACTTCCCCATGCCATCTCCGAGGAAGTATCAAGACGATGCTCTGAATGTAATCTATTGGGCGCTCGAGAATGACGACTTCGACAACATCGTCATACAGGCTCCGACAGGAATCGGAAAGTCGGCCATCGCCATGACGGTTCAGAACCGATTTCAATCCGCATACCTCACGACCCCGAGTTTGGGATTGACCGAGCAGTATCGAAATGACTACCCACACAAACTCAGCGAAGTCAGAGGGAGGCGGAACTTCCCATGCTGGGTCAAGGAGGGAACTGCCGACGGCGCACCTTGCCATGGAGCAAAGCGCTCGTGCCCTCACACAAAGCGAGAAGACCCGTGCCCGTATTACGAACAGAAGTTCAAGGCGGCGGACGCTCGTCTGACTCTGACGAACCCAGCCTATCTGTTCCGAGTGATACAGGGAGACCCTAACTTCGGCCAGCGAGACTTCGCCATCATCGACGAGGCTCACAACCTCGAATCGTTCTTCATGGATTTGTTGGAGGTCAAAATCTCGACTCGGGATTGGGAATTGGTGCATGGCCCCCGGACGACTCTCCCGATGGCATACTCTCCCGAGGATTGGAAGATACCAATCGAAAACTTGCACAACGGTGCGAAGCGTCTGATGGAGATGGCGGAGAAAGATGAGGACGACCGTGCGCTCGACCGTGCGAGAAAATTATTCCAGCGAACTACAACATTCGTCGATTTGTTGCAGAATCCAAAGCGTGTCGTTGTCGAGACAAAATCTGACCGAACGGGAAGATATGTTTTGGCCCGGCCTATCCGTGTCAATAGGTTCGCCGCTGACCGTCTCGATATGGTAGCGGAAAAGAGAATCTTCCTCAGCGCAACAATTCTCGATGTCGAGACATTCCTCGCAAATCTCGGTCTTGAAAATCAGAAGACTCTGTATGTCAATGTGAATAAATCTCCATTCCCCGCTGAGAACTTCGACATCATATATGCGCCATGTGGGCCAATGTCATTCGCAAAGCGTGACAATTCCTTGAAGCGACAGGTGAAGGCAATCGCCGCCATCATGGATAGAAAGCAAAACAAACGAGGCGTGGTTCTCCCACACTCGCATTACATTCGCAAGGTTCTCGTTGATGGATTGAAGGAGTTAGGCTACGGAGACCGAATCGTCACGCATGGTTCAGATGCCATGGGCCGAGAGCAAGCGCTCAAGCATTTCTTCGAATCACCACGAGATGACCTCGTTCTCTTCTCGACCTATGTCGGTGAAGGATTTGACTTCAAGGGCAAATTAGCCGAGTGGCTGGTTCTGTCGAAGGTTCCGTTCCTACCAATCAAGGGCGACGCTCAGATTGAACTACGGATGGAAGAGGACGAGCATGAGTGGCGGAGCAAGTTCGAGGGCACGCCCGACTGTCCCTACGAAGCCCCCAACAAATACTCCAACGGTCTCTGTTCCTCGTTCACTTGCCCGAAGCCCTGTCAATCGTGGTATCAATTGCAGACCGCACTCAAATTGGTTCAAGGTGCAGGCCGAGTCATCCGGACACCCGATGACAAAGGCGACCTGTTCATCCTCGATGGTTCGTTCGCCCGATGGGAAAGAATGAACATGAAGTTCCTCCCAGCGTGGTTCAGAAATTCAAAGCGGGAGGTTCCACCATGGCTGAAAAGACACCTTCAATGATTGATGTCCCCGAGCAAGTGTTGGCTCCGAAATCCCGAGTCCACATCAACGGCGAGTGGAAAGAATATCCAGCAAGACCGGTCGATGTTCTCGGGACTGCCGTGTGGGATGACTGCCCGGGATGCAATCGAGTCGGCCCGGTTGAAGGCTACCTTCTGACCCCGGACGAATGGCCGAACATCGTAGTCGTCTGTGGCGAGAAGGGCTGTGGGGTCTTTTGGGGATTAGTCGGCGCACCGCCGAAGAATCACAAATGGATAAGATGAGTATGCTGAAGAGACCGCACCGAGGCGGGGAATTGCACCCCTGCGACCGGTCTTCCCTAACCTCCACCTTCCGACTGTCGAGAATGCCTTCTCAGTTTTCGGCGTCCAAAGTTATTCGTGGGACCCGGTGGGCCTCTTCATGTTGAGCGACCGGATTCCCCCTTATAACTGTTTCTATTCATCAATATCCCGAGGTATCAATAGAAAGGTCTATAAGGGAACACGGTTAGGACTGTATAGGAGCGACGGGGACACCCGGCGCATTACACGGAGGCGGAGAAATCCGCTGGTTGGCAGGGTAGGGAGCCAACCCGGGAGATACCCGTAAAACAGGAAAACGGCAGAACACCGCCATACACGGAAGACCCGATGGGGGAGTGAGAGAGGGTAGGGGCTCTCACACCTTTTCTGACGAAGAGGGCGAGACTGTGAGAAAACAGAGGGGGGAAGTCCCCGAAGCCGGAGTGGCCTCGCGGTGGCGGGATTCTGCGCTAACGCTCTTCGTCACCCTTCATAATGGTGGGGACTGACGGAGTGATATGTCGTCCACCGTCGAGGTTCGTCAATCGTCTGAATCAGCAACCCGCTTCGACTGCGAAATTTGCGGACTCGAAATCAGCCTAACATTCCTATCCGCCGCAAAAGGCCGGATGGATTTCGCCATCGACATCTCCGGCTCACCGAAGGGAAAGGTGAATGTTCTCTCTCAACATTCTATAGTGCGTGTGGACCATGGTCTCGACGGCGATGCTAAGAAATTGTTTTGCGACACGATGCTCGCTGTCGGCATTATTCTCAGAGATGGAACTTACATTCCCGCTCCGAAGGAAGAGCGAAAACTCGTCGAGGAAAATTCCTACATCGGGCAAGATTCAACATTGGGAAGTATCGACGCCGATACCATCTCAGAATTTTTGGCGTCGGAAGATTTGCTCGACCGAGTAAATGAGGTTCTTCACGAAAGCCGAGAAACTCCCTTCGTCGGGGACGATGCGAACCTAATTCTGACATTTCTCGTAATGTTGTCATGCAAAACCGGAATGCCTCTGAATCTTGAGATGATAGGACAGTCGGCTTCCGGGAAGACATACATGACGCTCACCGCTCGCAACGGATTCCCGAAGTCGATGGTCATGGTTCTCGCTGGTGCATCTCGTGAGGCTCTCAAGTATGATTACGACGAGATTGACGACGAGGGGAACTTCATCGTTAATGTCGATGGGAAGTGCATCGTGGTTTTGGAGAAGGACGAATCGGAGGCATTCATTCGAAAGATGAAGCCCCTCATGTCCGGGGATGACTCGGAATTGGTTTGGAAGACTCCGATGAAGAACGAGATGACCGGGGAAATTGAAACTCGGGACTTCGTTATCAGAGGCCAGCCATCATTCATCACACTCACCACACGCAACCCAAGGGAACAGGAGCAAATCACCCGTCAATTGCTGATGACTCCGGATTCGACCAGCGATAAGGTCGGTCAAGTGGTATCGAACCAATTGCTATCGAAGGCTCGACCCGAGCAGTTCGTCTCTCACCCCGATGTGAAATTGCTACAGGCGTCGATGCTATCGCTCGAGCGCTACAAGGTTCGCAACATCTTCGCCCCCGTAATGGCTGAGTTCTTCCCAGCGAAGTCCGCTCAACATCAGAGGGACATTGGAAAAGTTCTCTCAATCATAGATGCAATCACACTTCTCCATCAGAAGCAAAGGGCTGTCGAGGAAATCGACGGGCGAGAGTATTTGCTGTCGAGTATCGAAGACAATGTATTGGGATTGATACTCGCCGACCTCGTTCTGCGGGCGAGTTTGAGCGGGGTCCCGGATGGGTCGTGGGTTGTTTTCACAGAACTGACCCGGATGGCCGACGCGAAGAGACCGCTCACCGTGGACAACATTCTCCAATGGCTACACATCAACGCATTCAACACGACGAAGAATGCGCTCACCGAAAAACACCTTCCGACTTTGGAAGATGCTGGGCTCATTGAGGTTGGTCGCCGTGGTGGTGGCCGTGGTGGTGGCCGAAAGACATGGAAGATTGTCAAAACTCGAACGGGGCTGATGGAGACATACGCACTATCTCCGCTATTCGTGGAACACGCACGAAAGCAATTGCCCGACATTCTCGATGACTTCTCTGATGTTCTCTCCCGGGCCAATCCACCGAAGTCATTCCGAAAATTATCGAAGGGCGACAAAACGATTCTCAAGAAACTCGGATGCTCATCTGCAAGAGAGTCCGGAGTTTGGAGGTCGGTCCTGTTGCCGACTTATCTCCGACCTACCAACAAGGGTAGGATGCTGTGGGGGGTTATCGGCTCCAATACGAAGAGGGACGAACTGTTCAGCGGAAAAGCGTGGTTCGACTCGACCTTGAAATCCGAAGCAACCGAAGAACTCACGAAAAAGCGAGAAGCCCGAGAGGCTGTCAAGAAAATGACAGTCAGTCCACACTCCGACGAAGGTTGGGAGCAGTTAGCCGAATTGTATCTCGATGAGATGGAAGAGAGCCAATGAACCCCACCTTCTCATTCATAAGGGTGGGGATTGAGGGGAAATCATGCCTGCCAAGAAGTCAGCACTACCAGCAACCGCAAAGAAGCGCCTAAAGCCCTATGTCGATAGAGGGATTTCCAACGGTATTTTCGCCGATGCAAAGCCCGTTCAAGAGATGTTTTGGAGAAAAGCCTCCGACCCTGCTCTTGCTACTACTATTGACGAATTGGGCGGAATGAGTTCCGAACCAGCACAGCAGTTCGTGACTGAGACCGTCCTCGTGGACCTATCCGCTATTCTAAGACAGAAGAGATACACCGCTCACCTTGAGATTTGGGAAGTCGCCCACCGCACCGTCGGTATGGCTTCCGGCAACCCTCGCCCAGCCTGCTTCATCATGGGACAGGCAGTCGTCGAAGATGACGATGTGGAGTCCGAGGCTTCTCTGTTCAGACTATCTCTATGGGACGGCGATGCCTCCCTCGCAGACGACATTGAGAGAGATGGGACCTATGCCATGGCAGTCTCATGCAAAAACCTCGATGCTGAGATTCTCGACCTGCGCCCGATGCAGGGACTATCCGCATTCGCTGACGAGAAATACGACCACGGTTCCCGTGAGGACCTGCTTCGCTCTCTATACGATGTGACACCAATCGCAGAATTGGAGGACAACCTCTCCACATCTCTGAACGACTACAGGCTGATTGAGGCGACTGTGTCCTATTCCGGACTACAGAACTCTCGCTCCGGCTCTCAGTTCGGAAAAATGCTACTCAAGGATGACTCGACTATGACGATGGACGCCATTGAGTCCGGCGAGAACCTTCTGCTGAACTGCATTACCTCAACCGGTATTGCTTCTCGATTCGGAAAATACTCCCGAGTGTTAGCGCTCGTGACTGCTAAGGTCAATGACTACGGTCTATCGGCGAACCTTGAGTGCGCTGTTGGGCTGGTTGTTGTCAAGCCACCGGAGCCCGAAGCACCTGCTTCCGGCGACGACGATTCTGAGGACGACGCTTCTTCATACTTCAACACAAACTCCAATGTTCCGACTGTCGGAGCGGACGAGGACGAAGAGGATGAGGACGATGACACACCTGTTGAGACACCAGCCAAGGCTCCGCAGGCTGACTCTGCCGATGACTCAACGGATGAGAAGACTGCAACCTCGTCGGACTCATCCTCGGACTCCGATTCCAGCGATGACGACGATTGGGACGATTGGGACTGAGCGTCTTAAGTAGGTGGGGAAGGAGGTCAGAATATGGCAAAGAAGAAGAAGAAAACCACAGACTACTCGGCTCTGATTGCGGCGTGCGACACAGGCACGAGCATGGTGGAGTCGAAGCCCTTGAGACACATCAAACTACAGGGATTCCCCGGTGGTGGCAAATCTCACTTTGCTCTGTCATACTTCGCTCACAATGCTAAGGGATTGAAGCCCGAAGAGTGCTTGATGACTATCATCGACTGCGACCTTGAGGGCCAAAGAGACCTCGTGGCTCGTGACGAGATTGTCCCACCTGCTCTCCGACCTCGACTATACCGAAAGGTTTGCCGAGACCCCGAAGAAGTGAACGACATATCGTTGGCATTCATTGACCTTCACCGCCAGCACGCCGAGCAATATCCCGAGGGACTGCGTGTGATGCTGATGGAGAACGAGGGCGCTTTCTATCTCGCCTGCCGTGACTACTACTCACTCGAAGTCCATGGGAAAACCGAAGCGGACTTGCTCTTGAGCCGACAGGCACAGGCAGTCAGCGAGGGCAAAAAGACGCTCCCGCTATTCGCCGAGGGCCAAATGCACTCATACAAAGTGATTAACAAAATGTTCTTCCAACCGTATGAGAGGATGAAGGTCGGAGCCGAACTCTATGGCTACCACTTCCTTTCGACTGTGTTGATGCGCTCATACACGGAGAACTTCGGAACCCCGAACGAGAACCGTGTCGTAGCGGCGGCAGGTCGAGCGGATATGACCGACCCTCTGTTTGATTGGATAATCGAATTGACCCAGCAACAGAGAACCGTCAAGGGCGAACTCAAGACCCGTCATGTGATGGAAGTTCGAAAGTCAAGGTCATGTCCTCCGTTCAGAATGGAGAACCCGACTCAAGAGAAGATTTGGGCTCATGTCGATAAGCAGTAAGCACGCCTCTTAAATGTAAGATTAAAACAATTATTTGGTAGCACGCAAGAGGGTGCAAATGGGGGATAGGGAGCATGAAAGTTCCGTATCTCTCAGCGTCGAGATTGAAAACCGCACAAGACTGCCAATTGTCATACGCCCTGCGCTATGACCCTCCGAACGAAGAGGCCGTGCAGGTCAAGTGGGCGAACGAACATCGAGACAACCTCCAACCTGCTCGTCTCGGCTCCAACATTCACAACGCTCTCGAAGAGTGGCGCAGGCCGAATCCGAAGACCGGCAAAGTTCGCCGACCTCGGCTCGACAAACTGCTGGAACTCTATGACCTCGAATCAGCAAAGAACGAAGTCAATTTCGACCTGTATGAAGATGGGCGAATCATGTTGGAACGCTGGTTCCAAAAGAGAGGCACAGTCAAAGTCGATGTTCTCCATGTCGAGCAACAGTTCGGTTCTCACAAAGCGCCGTATGTTCTGTCGAACGGAGTCCCGGTCTTTGGGTTCATTGATTTGACATTGGCCGTTGGAGACCATGCAATCGAACTCGTGGATTACAAAACCCAGCGTGCCCCAATCACACAGGCCGAAGCGGACTCGAATGTCCAAGCAGGGATTTACCTCGCTGTGGCTCGGGAGATTTGGCCGGACAAAGAATTGAGATTCACCTTTGACCTCACTCGATACGGAACAGTCACTACGATTTGGTCCGACGAGAAGATTGAGAGATTCAAGGATTGGCTTCTGACAAAGTGGGAGTGGATTCAATCAATCGAAGAGCCGAGAGCGACTATCGGTCCGGCGTGCAAATGGTGTGCATTTCAGTCGATTTGCCCGAAGGCTCAGAAACTCGTTCAGACCGGTTCATGGGATTTGGTCGTGAACGAAAACCCGGTGGACCAAGATGAGGACGATATGCTCGACCAATTACAGGCCATCAAAGCGGCGAAGGCAATCCTCGACAAGAAGAAGAAAGCCATCGAGGACCACATCAAGAATGAGTGGTTCGACCAATACGCACCAGCCGAAGAGCGAGTGAAGATGACAGACCGATATGCGGTCAAGTGGGAGGACAGGCAAAACAAAACCTATCCGAAGCACGAACTCCAAAGAATTCTCCCTCCATCCATCTTCGGTCAAGTGGCGAATGTGACTAAGTCAGCCGTGGACCGGATTCTTCCAATACTTCCCGATGATATGCGAGAAGAAGTCGAACAGACCAGCACCATTAAACCATTCAAAGCATTAACCATCAGACGAAGACAGGATGCCGACTGACCAAAATAGAGAAGTTCCTTCATCTAAATATGGTCAGAGAACCTTCGGTCGGATGGGTAAATCCGACGGTCGGAATGTCAAGAGATTGCATCGCGCCATG